CTTGAGATGTAAATAGGAAGTCCATCGCGTTCCCCATATCCGACGCGATACCTTTCGCGTCCGTCGCCTGAGTGTGAACTTCAATCTTATCGATGTGAGTCGTAACGCTCGCGTCTGTATTGCCCCGCCCTGCCCCTCCGCCTGCGGGAGCACCTGCAACCATAGAGGACGCGCCGGGAGAGCCCCCAAGGGCGCGCCGCATCCCTCCTGCATAGTTTGATTCGGTATCGCTGTAGTACCCGCCGGACTTCAGGACGTGAGCGTACGCCTCCGGCGTCTGCGCGCCCGCAAGTCCACTATAGCGACCGCCGGGGCGCATGAGGTACGCGAAGTAATTCCCGAAATCATCGGCGGAGTTGAACTTGCGGTAATCCTGACCTTTTCCGCCGGGAACGTTCACGCCTGCGAAATTATTGAGCGATGTAGCCCCGCGATTCGTGAATCCGTTGGTTTCGTGTGACCATTGGGCGTAAATCAAATCAGCGTTCCCGCCGGTAGCCTTCGCGACGCGCTCCGCCTGTGCGCGAGCAATCGCTGATGTTGACCCTCCACCTTGAGCCTTGCGTCGTGCGGCCTCTTGCTGCAACGGGATGCTGTCGCGAAACTCCGGGTCCGCAAGTTTCTTCGCTAACTCGGCGTCACTAAGACCCTTGGCTCGCGTAGGGGCGCTCTTGGTTCCGCTCTTCTCATCTAGCCAGTTGAAGAAATCGTTACCTGCCTTACGCAGCCGAGCAATTCCCTCAACTGCGGCATTGATTCCCGGCCCCCAATTTATGAGCGAATCCCCGCCGCGTTTCCACGTCTGATAATCCTGCCATAGAAGGGCGATACCGGCGGCGAGCGCGAGCACTCCCAACGTAACGATCGCGAGGGGGGACGCAGCAAGGCTCACGATGCCGACCGCGACTGCGACGGTTCCAAGTACCTTCGCGAAGTCGCCTAGAAATTGGCTATTCTTTTGCGACCACTCCCCTACCCGTTGCATGATGCCAACCAACCACTCAAGGGCAGGCGTCGCCTGCTGAAGCAATGTGCGGCCCAACGCGGCGAAGGTTTGCTTAGTGTCAACGATGGCCTTTTGCAGCTTGACCGCCTGCTCTGCCTGAGCCTTCGTGACGGCGTTGTGCTCTTTCTGGCGAATGAGGGTTAGCTCAAGTTCCTTGCGGCCCTGCAGGAGCAGATTGATCGTCCCCTCATCAATGCCCATGCTCGAAAACATATTGTGCATTGTGGCGCGGTCTTTGCCCTCAGCGAAGCTCGCCATATCCGCGAGAATGTCAGTCACATCGCGAGCCTTCCCGCCGACGGTCGCCATAGAGACGCCCATCATTGAGAAGTAGGGGATGAGCGAAGACTGACCCGTAAGGCGGAGTTCGGTCTGAGCTTTAGAGAGCATCGATACAGTTCCCTGTAGCCCCTGCGCGGTGCCTCCCACTTCCTCAACAGCATTCCCCCATGCCGAGAGCGCGGTAACGTCGATACCGAGATTCTTCGCCATCCGCTCAAGCTCTGCGTTCATCTCGATTTGATCGTTGATGAATGAGCGTATCGCCATCGTTCCGCCGACTAGCGCGAGGAAGCCCGCGACGGCCTTCGTAACTGACTCAAACTTGCCGCCGGATTCGTCGGCGGTCTTGCCGAGATTCTTTACTTCCCCCTCAGTCTTTTTGCTTTGGTCCTGAAGGTCTTTGAGTTTCTTTGTGGACGCCGGAGCCTTCGCCTCAAGACCCTTCGCGTCTAGGCCGAGAACAACGATTAGCTCATCAATTACGGTGCTCATTGGCGGCGTCCACTAACACGATTTCGAGAAGAGCATAGGCGTCTTCTAGGCCATAGATTGTCTGCAACTCATGAAGCGTAGCGAGCCGCTTTGAAACTACAAGAGCAATTAGCCGCGAGACGTTCTGACAGTTCGCTGAGGCTTGGCCGCCGCTCCCTTGACTCCGGGGAAGATTGAGGGGACGACGGCTTGCAAAAAATCCGTGTGCAGCTTGAAGACCTCCAAGCGCAGCTTCAGGCGCGTTGCAATCTCTTCAATGTCGTCAGGAACGAGAGGCCGGACTACGTGCATCTTCGTCGGGTTCGGTTCGGGGATAATCTGCACGCATTGAAACATCTCTTCAAAGAGCGGCTTCGCTACGGTCCAATCAAGGGCGCTGATAGCCTTGAGCCCCATCTCAGCTAAGCCTGCCATTCCAAGTAGCGCGAAGTCTTCGGGAATCTCAACATCACCCTTCATCAGCGCGAACAGTGCGCGCATCGCCCAATCTTCAGCGTCAGCGGCGCTCATCTCCGTAAGCAGAAACGCCTTGCCCAAATCGCGGCCTTTATCCTCGACGCGATAAATGTCAGTCTTGCGAGCCATTTCTAAACCTCTACCAAAAAGATGTGATGCCCAATCTGCACGCTCTCGCGCACTACTGAAGCGTTCCATGTATGGGGGAACTTCACAACCTGACCGCTCAGCGTCGTGAATGTTTTGTCGCTTGCGATACCAGCGGGGTTCCAATACAGCACCGCGCCGCCGGTCACATCTGCAGTCTTTCCGTTGATAACGTCGTCGGCAATTTGCTGCGCTGCATCCCAAGTCGGATCAAAGCCGGAGGGGACGAGATGAAACTCGGGGTCTGTTGGTACGCTCATCGATGTGAACTGCCAAGCACGATAGACCTCAACGCTGTAGCTCGTGCCACGCTTCTCAACCCGGTTGCGGATGACACACGCAACTGCAGTCATGCCCTGTACGCCTTCGCCGCGTGCCTCTTTCCAGATGCAGAGCGCGGTATCGGAGTAGTCCGTCGGTGTAGCTGTCATTACTCAATCCTTCCGGGTCATCAGGCGGTTCCCACGCGGCATTTAGTTCCCCTACCGTCCCGATCGTTGCGGCCACGCTCACCCGATCGTATTAGCTGAGAGTGGGCTGAATGCTCTCCCACTCAATCTCGAAATCCATCGCCTGCAAGACCTTTCCGGCGTCCGGCATTACCTTACCGCTCTTCAGCGTTCCGCGAGTGCAGATGAAGCTCTCGCCGGTCGAGGGGAGGTCAATGGTGCCGGTGATGTAATACACGTCGCGAGCGGCCCGCATTGCGTTGATGATGGATGTAAAGATTTGCTTGCTCGGAGAATCGCCCTGCAGAGTGATCTTCTGAGGTTGCATGTTGTAGACGAAACCGCTCGTCTTGCGACCGTCAACGCCTATCTGACTCTCTGTGAACTCGATCGCGTTGGACTCCCAAGCGCGCTCTGCTGAGTACCCTCGCAACTGCTGAGGTACAGGGAACAATCCCGCGACCGAGATTGTGAAAACGCTGTTCGCGCTCGTGATGCTGCTTTGCCCGTTGTTCACTGTAGTTCCCCTTTACTGGATATCAATCGAAGCGAGGACGAGTAGCTGAACGCTCTGACCGTCCGCATACCAGAAGTTCATGTTTGGAGTACCGCGAGCCGTACGGATCGCAGCGCCGGGGTCGAGAATCTGCAGGTAGTAACCCTGCGTCTGAATGATGGGGGCGACCGTCAAGCCTGCGGCCTGATTGACCGCCGACGCCTCCGCAGACGAGAGCGTAACGCCGGTCTGAATTGCGCCGAAGTAAAGGGCCGCCGCGATAGGTCCAATAAGCGAGTTGCGAATGAGGCCGTATCCGCCGGGGTTGTAAGGGATGTTCGGAGCCGACGTGAGCAGGTTCATCATCGCAAGCTGCATCTGCGAGTTGAGCCAAATCTGATTGACGAAGGAATCGAACCACGGCCATACTCCGGGCATCTGACCGTTCTGAAAGAGCGTCCACTGCTGATTTGCCGTCGCGTATGAGCCGTAGAAGTTGTAACCGTTCGCGATGAGATTCTGCGAAGTTTGATCGTTCGTGACAGTGGATGTCAGGCCGGAGAACGAGAGGAATGCTGCGTTCTGGCGTCCACTTTTTGCGTTGAAGTTGATTGATGCGACGGAGCCGGAGAGCGCGATCGCAACGTTCATCGCGAGCGCAGCAAGGGTCGTGCTCTGCGCGGCGGCCTGCACGGGGTCGCCAGAGATGCAGAGCACTCCGTTGTAGGCTGCCTGCTTCGCCAGATAACCGAAGCATGTTTGATTCCCCTGCACTGAAGCGTTGGGGTCCGAATCCCACGCGATCCAACCCCATGTGAACGGCTGAGCGTTGAACCATGCGGCGAACAGCAGCTTATTGGCGAGCGCGGGCTCAAAGAGCGTGACGACCGTCGCAAAGTTCTGTGAGAATGCGACGGCATTCTGCATTGCACTTGAGGGCGTATCGAGAGCCGCGCCCTGCGAGAGAATGCCGCCGCTCACGAGGCCAAGCCCGCCCGCGAGCGTCCCCGTCGCAAAGGTAATCGTTGCGGTCGCGCCTGCAAGCGTGGAGGTGAACACGTAGGAGCTTGTAACCGAGTTCCAAGTGATCGCGAACAGCGGCGTTGTGAAGGCTGCAATCATCAGCGTTGCAGCCTGACTGAAGCTGGTAGCTGCGGCAAGGTTGATCGTGGTGGATGTCTGCAACGTACCGTTGACGGTCAGGATGATCGTCCCCGAAAGCGCCTGAAGCTGAGTCAACGACATCGCCGCGAGCGAGCTTCCCTGCATGAACGCAGGGCGCGCCGCAAGGTTGTACGGAGCGAACAGCATCGCGCCGGGGCGGAGCGTCGCATTCACGTAAGCGTTGAAGTAGATGACGGCGGCTGCAGCTTCAGCGGACGCAGGCCCGAAGAAATTGGAGACGGCGAGCGCGCTCGCAAAGCTCAAGGTCTGACCCGTAGGCATCGCTACGTTCTGAGTCAGAAAGAGGCCGTTCATCACGAGGGAGTTACCGCCTCCGCTCAAAACTCCGGGGTTTACCTTCGCGAGACGTGACGCGGGAATTGACATTATGCTATTGCCTCCAAAACATCGATGCTAAGAGAAGTTGCGCTTTGCTGCGGTAACGACACGACTGGATTATATTGGCAAGAAATTGTCAGCGTCCAACGATAATCATATTGCTGCTCGCCCGTAATAATCGGGTTGCATCTCGCGTCGCTGCAATATAGGGGAGCAATCCCCGGCGGAAACTGTGACGCGGCGTAAGCGGTACGCATGACGGCCTGTACTCCCGTCGCCTGCGAGCCTGCGGCGGTTCCCACGATGTCTACCTGCACGTCGATACGCTTGGGGGCTGCGATGTCTAGCAGTTGGTTCACGCTGTCGTAAGAATCGCTCGGCGTCTCAATATCGACCTGAAGGATTTCAGTGAGTTCAACGTAGGGGTCCGTCGGCGGCGCGGTGCGGTTGTCATACCCGCGAATAATCGGCGTCCCCTCTCCGACGAACGGCTGAAGGAAAGCCGCGAGTGCGACGCACACTGCATCAACTTCAAGAGTCGGAATGTACGGAGTAGCGGGGGAACCCATCAACTACGGTTGTACCGGGCCGCTCGCTATGCCTGCAACACAATCGCGGCTTTTGTCCAATAAGGCCAAGCCTCAATTACTTTCACGATCAACCATGTACCGACGAACTGAGGCGGGGCCGGGGCTGCGATCGTCACGAGGTCGCCACCCTGACTGTTCGCACGCACAACCCCGGCGAGCGCACCGCGAAGGTAAATGCACTGCACGACGCCCTGAATGTTGAGGCCGTCTAACTGGCGAAGGTCGGAGTTGTTGAGAGCTTGAATCTGCGCGGGGCCGCTGACGGGCGCGGCATACGCGGGGACGCGGCGCGCGCCGGGGGCGGGCTGAGTTGCGCCGGTTGAACGCTGCACGCTCACGATGAAGTTCGGGTTTACCGCATCGGCGGCGCAATTCGCTATGCCCTGAAGGTCCATTACTTCACTACCTCATGGTACTCCGGCTTATCTACTGCGACGCGCATCGGCTGAAGGGACTTATTGAAGGTCAGCAACGTGACGTAGAACTTACCGCCAAACAAAGCCGCGAATCTCTCTCTCCAAGTCAACTTCCAACAGGTGACAACCTCCCCGTATTCCGTGCGCCTCGTGGGAAGCGGTAGGTAGGGCGGTTGGTTTTTCGCATACGTCACGAGTTTCAACAATTCAATCTGAGGATCAATCGGTGTCATTTCACTACCTCCACGCCTGTACTGTTCACCATAACGGCACTATCGATAAGCGGCTTATCGAACCCCTTGCGTTTGATCGTGCTCTCCGCGAGCGCGGGAGTCGTAAAGTCGTTGATGCTCTGGATAAGCGCGCCTTGGATGTTGTCTCCCACAATCCGCAGAGCCTTCTCGCCGTCGTTGCCGGTGAACTGTAACGCCCCCTTGAGCTTCGGCCCCCACGTCGGAGACTCCTGTGCGATCATGTTGCGAAAGAACGGACGCGGCGGCCCGGAGGCTCCGAACTCATCCCAATAGGCGACAGCGGCAACCGGCGTACCGTCGGGATACGTCGCGCCTTCAAGGAATCCAACGTGAACTTCCCCGCTCATCCTTGCGGCAAGTTCGGCTAGATGCTTCGCGACGCGCCCTGCGAGGTCGTCAGACACTTAGCTAACCCCGAGTAGCATCGCGATTCGAGTCCACAAGGTAGGCTTTGCGGCGCAAGGTCCAAGGTGACGATAGTCGCGAGTGCAGTACCAACCTCGCGGGGCGCGGCGGCAAGAATGAATGAGCGCGATGTTTGCCATTAGCAGCGCCTCCCTCGGGGCGTCAGGTAGTGGAAGCCCCTGCGCGCGCTGGTAGCCTGCCAGAAGGACGCGCCATACTGCGACTGTTG